ACGAACTGCCCAAAGATTCAGAATTACAGAACATTGTGGACGAGATTGCTGACTTAATCGACTCAACTCTTTACAAGCTAAAGGCGTTCAAATGAATAAGCCTGGACTTTATGCCAATATTCTTGCCAAACAAGAACGCATCAAAGCAGGGTCAGGCGAACACATGAGAAAGCCAGGCGATCCAGGCGCACCTACGGCTAAAGACTTTAAAGAATCAGCCAAGACTGCCAAGGACAATAAGAAATGACAGCGGCTTGGCAACGCAAAGAAGGACAAAACCCTGCTGGCGGTCTAAATGCCAAGGGTCGAGCGAGTGCCAAAGCAGAGGGCATGAACCTCAAGCCACCAGTCAAGTCAGGCGATAACCCACGCAGAGCCAGTTTTCTCGCACGCATGGGTAATATGCCAGGGCCAATGGAAAAAGATGGGAAACCGACTAGATTAGCGTTAGCCTTAAAAGCATGGGGCGCATCAAGCAAAGAAGATGCAAGGGCAAAAGCTAAGAATATCAGCGAACGCAATAAGTAAGCTAAACTTAAAGTATCTAAATCTAAGACAATTGAGAAAGATATGCAGCAAGCTAAAGTAGCTAAAACTAGATCAAGGGTAGGTGGTCGAGCCGTAGGTACGCCTAATAAGTCCACAGCGAAGGCTAGAGAGGCGATTGCAGCGTTTGTTGATGGTAATGCCCACCTCTTGCAAAAGTGGCTTGAGGACATTGCCTTGGATGAACGGTACGGGCCAAAGACAGCGTTTGATTGCTTTATGTCAGTCGCTGAGTACCACGTTCCTAAACTTGCACGAACCGAACATACTGGCGCTAATGATGGCCCGATTGAAATGGTGGTCAAGTGGCAAGACGGGAAGTAACTTTACCGTATTCGCCACGATCAGCGTTCAGGCCATTTCACGACAGATCAGAGCGTTGGGCGTGTCTTGTTGCTCATCGACGGGCTGGCAAGACTGTGGCGGCTATAAACGACATTATCAGGGCGGCACTTATGTGCAAAAGCCCCAATCCCTTATTTGCTTACATTTCCCCATTCCGCAGCCAGGCTAAATCTGTGGCGTGGGATTACGTCAAATACTTTGCTCGACCAGTTCTTGCATCGAGCAATGAAGCTGAATTAACGGTTGAACTTGTAACTGGCGGCAAGATTCGCTTGTTTGGCGCTGACAACGCCGATGCTATGCGTGGTTTGGGGTTTGATGGCGTATTTATGGATGAATATGGTGACTTTAAGCCTAGCGTTTGGGGTAATGTCATAAGACCGACTCTCAGTTCAACGCAGGGTTGGGCTGTCTTTGCGGGAACGCCAAAAGGTAAAAATCAGTTTTGGGACATATTTGAAACAGCACGGCGAACGCCTGACGAGTGGTTTCACCTTGTACTAAAAGCTAGTGACTCTGGTTTGTTGCCAGAATCAGAGCTTAAAGCTGCTGCCGCACAGATTTCTGAAGATCAATTTTTGCAAGAGTATCAATGTAGTTTTGAGGCAAGTATTCTCGGGGCTTACTTTGGCGAGGAAATACGAAGAATCACAGAAGCCGGTCAAGTAAGGCGTGTTGATTACGATCCGCACCTACCTACGCACACGGCTTGGGACTTAGGTTATCGTGATGACACGGCAATTTGGTGGTATCAGGTTGTACGCAACGAAATTCATGTAATAGATTATTTTGCAATATCTGGTGCAAATATCGCAGAAATAGCTAAAATAGTCGTAGAAAAGCCGTATAAATACGGAAAACATTACCTACCGCACGATGCAAGGGCTAAAACATTAGCAGCAGCGGGTAAGTCAGTTATTGAGCAATTGAGTGAGTATCTAGGCATCAACAACATGGCTATCGTGCCTGACTTGTCGGTGCAAGACGGGATTCAGGCGGTGCGTCAAATGCTGCCAATGTGTTGGTTTGATGCTGAACGAACGCATGATGGGTTAGAGGCACTAAGGCAATATCAGCGGGAATACGACGAGGACAAGAAAGCGTTTAGGCAAACGCCTAGGCATGATTGGACAAGCCACCCAGCAGACGCATTTCGGATGTTGGCGATTGCTTGGAGGCTAGAGCCAAAAGTTAAGCCACCAGACGTTGAGAAACCGCTGATGGTTGGGCCAGAGAACACAGTAACTTTGAATGATATGTGGGCAACCCACACAACCGTTAGGAGTAGAAGATTATGAGTGGTGTACAACTTCCGTATGAGTTTCAATACGAAACCGTTGCGCCTAGTGCTACAGCGCAAGTTTTAGGTAGCTCAGGTGCATTAGGTGATTATGTTCATAAGCTGATCGTAAACGTAACAACCGCAGCAACCAGCACCGTGACTTTAATTGATGGATCAACGTCAATTGTAATTGTGCCTGCTGTGACACCAGTTGGCGTTTATTCAATTGCCATCGAAGCAATCTCAGCGACTGGTGCTTGGAAAGTTACAACTGGCGCAGGATCGTCAGTAATGGCAACAGGCATCTTTACATGATCGTAGCAAGCGTATTGCGTTCAGGCGGTGATTTTAAACCTGAACACGTTTATGCTTTGCAAAAGATGTGCGCTCAGTATCTGCCACCGCATGAATTTGTGTGCTTGTCGGACGTTGAGCTAGAGTGCAAAACCATCCCTTTGCTGCATGATTGGGTTGGTTGGTGGGCAAAGATGGAGTTGTTTCGGCTACCAAGTGCGCTGTACTTTGATCTCGACACGGTGCTAACTGGTGATTGTACGGCAATGATTGAGGCGGCAAAGCAGCATGATTTTGTGATTATGCGTGACGTTTATCGTGGTCAGTACAACCCAAAAGCAATGCAAAGTAGCATGATGTATTGGTCTAAATACGTTAATTTGTACGACAAGTTTGCTGAATTACAAATGTATGCAGCCGGTGGCGATCAAAGCTATATTGAACACCATATGCGGGACAAAGTGACGTACTGGCAGGACATTGCAGATGGAATTGTGAGCTTTAAGGCTGATGTGCTACCCAAAGGATTAGACGATGCCAAAGTTGTAATATTCCACGGCAAACCTAGACCGTGGGAACAAACAAGGATACCGTATGAAATTGGTTGAAGGCTGGCAAGTTCCTGACATAGACGAGTGTTGCATTAACGCACTCTTGGTCGAGCTACCAGACTTGAATGTGAGCTATACCCACATGAACCAGTTTCGGACAGTCATTCAGGCCGGTGGCAATATCGGTGTTTATCCCGCTACGATGGCGGGGCAATTTGAACGTGTCATTACAGTCGAGCCTGATCTAATCAATTACCAAGCGTTGCTGCTAAACGTTGCAGGCCACGCCAATATTGAGCATCATTGGGCTGCATTTGGTGACAAAAAAGGCACAGCGGCAGTCGATCACCCATACCCTGAGAACATTGGGGCGCACCAGTTAAAGGCCGGCAATGACGTTCTGGTGCTTACTATTGATTCGTTTTTCGTAGATAACTGCGATTTTATCCAGTTAGACATTGAAGGCTACGAGCATTTAGCTTTGCTTGGGGCTGAGAAAACCATTAAAAAGACGTATCCGGTTATCACTCTTGAGCTAAAAGGCTTGGGCAGTCGTTACGGATACACCGACGAGGACACAATCAACCTACTCCAAGGCTGGGGCTATGAGATTGTCGGGCGGGTTAACCGTGACGTAATTTTTGCGAGATACTAAGATGGAAGCATTGACTGGCGTTCAAAAGTGGCTGAATACGATCAGCCAATACGACAATGAATTTAAAAAGTGGGAAGGTCGCACCACTAAGATTGTTAAGCGTTACCGTGATGACAACCGCAATCAGAACACAAACGAAACCGCTAAATTTAACATTTTGTGGTCTAACGTACAGACGTTGATCCCTGCCGTATACGCTCGATTGCCAAAGGCAGACGTTGCTAGACGCTTTGGGGATAACGATCCAGTTGCCCGTGTTGCCAGTCAATTAATTGAACGTGCCTTGGACTTTGAGATCGAGCATTACACCGATTTCAGATCGACTATGAAACACGCAGTTGAGGATAGGTTCTTGGGTGGTCGAGGCGTGGCATGGGTTCGGTACGAGCCGCACGTTCGGGCGCAAGATGAACCTGAAGATGGCTATCAAGTAACTGAGGACGTTGACGAGCCTGACGAGCGTGGCGGTCAACAGGTCAAGACTGCGATGCCTGGCGTTGATGGCGCTATGGGCGAGGAAGCCGAACCCCAAGAGGAAATCGAGTACGAGTGTGCGCCTACCGACTATGTGCATTGGAAAGACTTTGGTCATTCCGTTGCCCGTACATGGGAAGAAGTCACAAGCGTTTGGCGTTGGGTATACATGACAAAAGAAAGCCTTGCTGAACGATTTGGCGAGGAAATGGCTAAAAAGATACCTTTGGATGCAGGGCCGGAAACAAATAAACAGTATTCAACCCAATCAAAAGATTTCACACGAGCCAAGATTTGCGAGATTTGGGACAAAGAAAGCGGCAAAGTGTTTTGGATTAGTAAGAGCTGCCCAGACATACTGGACGAGCGTGATGATCCGCTAGAGCTTGAGAACTTCTTTCCGTGTGCCAAACCTTTGTACGCCACGATGACAAGCGACACGCTTGTTCCTGTGCCTGATTTCGTGCTTTATCAAGATCAAGCGACAGAACTAGACATTCTGACTGACCGCATTGATGGGTTAGTGAAAGCATTGCGTGTGCGTGGGGTTTATGACGCATCACAACCTACCTTGCAGCGTCTTTTGACGGAAGGCGATAACAACACACTAATCCCTGTTGATAAGTGGATGGCGTTCTCTGAGAAAGGCGGCTTAAAAGGGTCAATTGACTTGCTGCCGTTGGATACCCTTTCAAATGCTCTGTTGCAATGTTATCGGGCAAGAGATGAAATCAAAAACCAAATCTATGAAATCACAGGTATTAGTGACATTGTTCGGGGACAGACAGCAGCTAGTGAAACCGCTACGGCACAACAGATTAAGGGTCAGTATGCAGGACTGCGCTTGCGCTCGATGCAAGAAGATGTTGCCCTGTTTGCGAGTGAGCTATTCCAGTTAAAAGCACAGGTTATTTGCACCAAGTTTCAGCCAACTACGATCCTTATGTACGCTGCCGCACAAGGTATGCAACCGGCAGATCAGGCGCTGATCCCACAGGCGTTGCAACTAATTCAAGACAAACCGTTACGTTCGTTCCGCATCCAGGTGGACTCAGATAGTCTGGTGCAGATCGACGAAAACCAAAACAAACGTGATCGGGTTGAGTTCTTGCAAGCAATGGGCGGGTTCTTGACGCAAGCGTTGCCGATGGGTCAACAAGCGCCAGAATTAGTACCTATGCTGATCGAACTGGTCAAATTTGGCGTTGGCGCATACAAGAAAGCAGCACCGATTGAGGGTACGATTGACCAAGCGATGCAAGAATTACAGATGAAACAGCAACAAATGGCGGCAAATCCCACTCCACCACCACCTGATCCTGAGATGATGAAACTGCAAGCGCAAGCCCAAACGGAACAAATGCGGATGCAAGCCACGGCGCAAGCCGACCAGATGCGAGTGCAGGCAGATGGGCAGATTGCTCAAGCCAAAGCACAGGCTGAGATGCAGATCGCTCAGATGAAAATGCAAGCCGACGCAGCACTTGAGGCACAAAAGCAACAACATTTGGCGCAGATGAAACAGGCTGAACTGGATCACGCTGAACGCTTAGAGAGATGGAAGGTTGAACTTGAGCAAGCCACCAAGATTACGGTAGCAAGAATCGGCGCAAACCCTGGCATTGATATCCCATTGCTTGAGGCGCAAGAGGCGGCAAGTCAGAAAGTCACAAGAGAATTGGGTGATAATTTAGCTATGGCGATGGGCAAAATGCACGAGTTGCACAGCAACATGGCAGATATGGTTGGTCAAGCAATGAACCGTATTGATGGCGCTGTTGGTGTGATGGCTGCGCCTAAACGAATTGTTCGTGGCAAAGACGGTAAAGCAATTGGCGTAGAGGTGATTCAATAATGGCACTCGTTCTTGCAGATAGAGTACAAGAAACAAGCACCACGACAGGCACAGGTACGTTGACGCTTGCTGGTGCTGTGGCTGGCTATCAAACATTTAGCGCAGGGATTGGCAACGGTAATACTTGTTATTACACGATCCAAAGCGATACAGGCGCATGGGAAGTTGGTATCGGCACGGTGGGGGCGGGAACGCTTGCTCGTACAACACTTATTTCATCGTCTACCGGCAGCGCAATATCGTTTAGTGGCACGTTGACCGTATTTGTAACCTACCCTGCTGAAAAAGCTATTTATCAAGATGCAGCAGGCAATACGTCTGTGCCAAGCCTCGGTGCAACGACTCCGAGTACAGGTGCTTTTACAACCGCATCGGCATCAACTAGCGTTACAACACCAATTGTTCAAGCTACAAATTCAGGTGGTTTGGCGCTTAAAAACTCAGCAGGCACAACCCAAATCAGCATGGGTGCAGGCGGTGGTGATAATTGTTCGGTCAATGTGTCTACCAATCTTAACGGTGCAAACGCTCAAATTGACATTAGCCCAACGGGTACAGGTCACGTTCACATCAAACCGTCAGGGTCTGGTGCAGTTGAAATAAATCCAACGTCAGTTGGCACAATAGACAATATGACTATCGGTGCAACAACTCCTAAAGCTATAACTGGAACAACTATTACAGGCACAAGTTTTGTAGGTTCAGGCTCAAGCCTTACTGGTGTTGTCACAAGCGTCACAGGCACAGCGCCCGTTGTATCGTCAGGCGGTACTACTCCAGCAATTTCAATGGCAGCAGCAACTGCATCGGTAAACGGTTATCTAACATCAACAGATTGGTCAACTTTTAATTCTAAATTGACAAGTGGTGGCGCTTTAGGCACACCATCAAGCGGTACGGTTACTAACTTAACTGGTACGGCATCAATCAACATCAATGGCACAGTTGGCGCAACAACACCAAGCACAGGCGCTTTTACAACACTTACATCATCAACTAGCTTTACGCCTACTGCATACACCGAAACCATTGTGGCAAGCGGTACAGTTGGTGCGTCAGCTACGTTGGCAATTACTGCCGGTACAGTATTGACCGCTACATTGACATCAGCCACGGCTTGTACGTTTACGATGCCAACAGCGACAGCGGGTAAATCATTTACCTTGTTGCTTAAACAGCCAGCTGCGGGAACACCTACAACTGCGACATTTACAGGAGTTAAATGGAACGCAAACGGCACGCCAACGATTACCGCAACACTTGGCAAAATGGACATTATTGCTTTTGTTGCTGACGGCACAAACTGGTACGGCACAGCATCACAAGGGTACACATACTAATGTTTGCTTACCATGCACTGTTTCAAGCTATTTTTGTACTTACGCCAATTTCCGTAACGTATCTTGTTGTTGCTGGTGGCGGTGGTGGCGCAACTGCAAACGCAGGGGTTGCTAACGGCGGCGGCGGCGGCGCAGGGGGTTTATTAACTTCTAGCGTAAATTTTGCAAGCGGAACTGTTTACACAATTACTGTTGGTGCAGGCGGGGCTACCTCTACAAACGGTTCGGATTCGTCGCTAAGTGGGTTGGGGCTTACAACCGTTACGTCAACTGCTGGCGGCGCAGGTAGTCGAACCTCGGCTAGCGGCTCAACTGGTGGTTCAGGCGGCGGTGGTTCAGGCGGTGTACCTAGTTCAGGCGGGTCGGGAACTTCTGGACAAGGTAGTGCAGGTGGTGCGGGTTCGGGTAGCCCAGGCGCAGGTACGGCAGGCGGTGGTGGCGGCGCTAGTGCTGTCGGTGGAACTGCTGTTGGTAGCGTTGCAGGCAATGGCGGTGCGGGAACTGCATCAAGTATTTCTGGTAGTAGTGTGACTTATGCGGGCGGTGGTGGCGGTGCGGCTAATCCTGGCAACACATTAGGCTCAGGCGGTGCGGGTGGTGGTGGCGGTGGTGGATACAATACAGGCACGGATGGGACTGCTAACACAGGCGGCGGTGGTGGTGGTGGTGGATTTACATCTAATGGCGGTTTAGGCGGCTCAGGCGTTGTCATACTATCTATTCCAACTGCACGCTACACCGGAACAACCACCGGTTCACCAACTGTTACCACTAACGGATCAAACACAATATTGACCTATACGGCATCTGGAACTTATACGGCATGAGGATATTTATCTAATGTTTGGGTTTTCTGCCTTTGCTGCGCTGCCATTTGCGGCTATTCCATCTGTAATTATCCCTCCTCCGATAATTATAGAAATAGACACGCATGATGGTGGCAAACGCAAAAAAGCAGAAGAAGAATATCGCAAGAAAGAGGCAGCAAAAGCCAAAGCACGGCGAGATGAGGTTTTAACGTTATACGAGCGAATTGTTGAAGGCAAGCCCGAATTAGCAGAGAAAATTGCCGAGCCATTTGTCATTACGCAAGCCACGATTCAAGCGCCAGCGGTCATCAATTATGATGCAATGCTTGCTAGTTTTGACAAAGTTGAACAGATTTACAATGCTTACCTTGAAATGGACGATGAGGACGTTTTGTTATTGCTATGAAAAAAACTTACATATACGTCAATGGCGAATTAGTCGAGAAAGGCTCAAAAGAACATTACGAAAGCCTTGGCCCAATGGTAATGCCAGACATTCAACCCTACAAATCTATGATTGACGGTTCAATGATTACGAGCCGTTCGGTGCATCGTGAACATCTTAGGCAACACAATTGCATTGAGGTAGGAAACGAAAAGATGGAAACCAAATTGCCACCGCCAAAAGATACACGGCGGGAAGTTATGCGGCAACAACTGGGCAACATGACACACAAGCAAGCAAATCAGATTCTTTCACAACTACGCCGTAAATTTACCTAAAGGGGTATGAATGGACAATACTGAACAGCCAGATCGTCGAGAATTACTGTCACAGCAGTTTGACGAGGTTCAGAATGAAACACCCGTCGAGGCAGTCAGGACTCAGCCCGAACCCGATCTTGAGCCACCGGCAGAGCCTCCAGTTTGGGAAAGACCACCGGCATCGTGGAAAAAGGATTATCACGAGGCTTGGACAACAGCTGATCCTAAGCTGAAAGAATACGCTTGGAAACGTGAAGAAGAAATGAAAGCAGGGGTTCAACCTTTGCTGTCGAAAGCCCAATTTGCCGATCAAATGCAGCAGGCCATTGAGCCTTATATGCAAAACATTCGTGGTTTAGGCATTGAAGCACCGCAGGCGGTCAAAGCCTTGATGGAAGCTGATAATGTATTGCGCCACGGCTCACCACAACAGAAACAAGCATATTTTGCCCAACTAGCCCAACAGTATGGGATCAATATGGGCGAGGTGCAGATTCAACCGACTGATCCTAATTTTTACGCCATTCAAAACGAGCTTGCACAAGTTCGTGGCGAGGTGTTAAATTGGAAGCAACAGCAGGAAGCAGCACAGAATCAAGCACTTTTGAACGAAATTAGTGAATTTCAGACAAAAGCAGAGT